TAGTCATAGTACTGCCCAAGCGTCCCCCTAAGAACAAAATCCTCTTTCACGACCTCCCTAGGCAGGAGCAGCACTGGCAGAGGCAGGACCTCCCTAAGGAGCTTCAGCGCCTCAAGAGCATGGACGAATGGGGGGAGTCCCCGAAGGAGTTCCGTGTCAGGTTCAGCCCGTACATCGAGGAGGAGTTCCGCCGCCGCCGTGAGGGGGTATGGTTCTACAACTGCGGCGTCCCTACTTACATCACGGGGAGGCACTACATGGCCTTGCAGTGGACCAGGTTCGATGTCGGGTACCCGAACTACTTGGAGTTCCAGCGCATTATCTTCATCCACATGGCTGCGTGCGAAGCCGATCCCCGATGCATAGGGCAGCTCTACACCAAGTGTCGACGCTCGGGGTACACGAACATCTGCTCTGCGGTGCTTCTCGACGAGGCTACGCAGGTCAAGGACAAGCTGCTAGGGATACAGAGCAAGACGGGTAAGGACGCGCAAGAGAACATCTTCATGAAGAAGGTGGTGCAGATGTTTCGACACTACCCGTTCTTCTTCAAGCCCATCCAAGACGGAACCACCAACCCGCGCATGGAATTGGCTTTCCGTGAGCCCTCCAAGCGCATCACCAAGAACAACAAGACTACGGGGCAGGGGGACGCCCTCAACAGCATCATCAACTGGAAGAACACCACCAACAACGCATACGACGGGGAGAAGCTGCACATGCTCTACCTTGACGAGGCGGGGAAGTGGGAGAAGCCTGTCGACATACGCGAGGCATGGAGGATAGAGCGCACGTGCCTGATTGTAGGTAGGAAGATTATTGGGACGGCGCTTGTAGGGAGCACAGTAAACCCGATGGATAAAGGGGGGAGCGAGTACAAGGACTTGTGGGCGGACTCCGACCCTGACCAGCGCAACGCCAACGGGAGAACCCGATCGGGATTGTACAGGCTGTTCGTCCCTGCATACGATGCCTTAGAGGGGTTCTTTGACTTGTACGGGAGGCCCGTAGTAACCGACCCCGAAGAGCCTGTCGTAGGTGTCGATGGGGGGTACGTAGAGTTGGGGGCGAAGACGTACCTGAAGAACGAAAGGGACAGCCTCAAGAACGACGCCTCTGAACTGAACGAGGTGGTGAGGCAGTTCCCCTTCACTGAGGACGAAGCGTTCCGCGACAGCGTCGAGGGGAGCCTGTTCAATGTCGGGCAGATATACGAGCAGGTGGAGTACAACGACGACCTCTTCCCTAACCCCGTCGTCAGAGGAAACTTCATATGGAAGGAGAACAAGAAGGACGAGGAGGTGGTGTTCTCCCCTGACCCCAAGGGGAGGTTCTATGTCTCCTGGGTCCCCCCTGCCGAGACTAGGAACGTCAAGAAGATAGAGCACGGGAAGCTCGTCCCCCCGTTCCCTCAGTTCGGCTGCGGTGGGGTCGATAGCTACGACCTCGATGCCACGCTGGATGGGAGGGGATCGAAGGGGGCGCTGCACCTGTACAACAAGTTCACGATGGACGATAGCCGTCCAAGCAACATGTTCGTTGTGGAGTACGCCTCCCGTCCCCCGCTAGCCAAGATATTCTACGAGGACGTATTAATGGCTTCTTTCTTTTACGGTTACCCCATACTAATAGAAAACAACAAGTACGGGATAGCGCGTTACTTCGAGGACAGGGGGTACGACGGATACCTCATGGGGAGGCCCGACCACCTCAAGGTCCCAGGGAGTCACAGCAACGTAAAGACCAAGGGGGTCCCGTCAAACTCTCAGGACGTAATTCACGCTCACGCTCAAGCTATTGAGGCGTTTATCCATGAGCACGTAGGGGTAAATAGGGAGTCGGGGGAGATGGGGAAGATGTACTTCAACAGGACCCTTGAGGACTGGGTAGGATTCAAGATTGACAAGCGAACCAAGTTCGACCTCACCATCAGCGCGGGGTTGGCTTTGCTGGCCGCACAAAAAGGAAAACCTATTAAGGGACCCACTAACTTCAATGAGAAGCAATTCTTTAGAAGATACAAGGGCATTAGCAGAGTTTAATATATTTGCATTTGACGACAAGTAGTCGTAATATGCAGAACTCCAACACAAAATACTCCTCCAACTTTCCTGACCCTATGGTCCCCAAGGAAAAGAAGGAGAGCAAAGAGTACGGGCTGCGCTACGCCAAGGCAATAGAGAAGCAGTGGGGGAACGCCGACGACTACAACTCACTGTTCAGGCGGAGACAAAAAATCTTTGAGAGGAACAGGGACTATGCGAACGGCACTCAAGACACTACGATTTATAAGCAGATACTTACTAGCCTGGATCCTAATAACGGGGATGGGAGTCTTGTTAATCTTGACTTCACCCCTGTTCCCATTCTGGCTAAATTCGCACGGATCGTCACCAATAAAATTCTCTCGCGGTCCCCGTACCCGAACCTAGAGGCTGTCGACCCGCTCTCTTCTTCGGAGAAGGACGCGCAGAAAAAAATGATGCAGATGCAGGTCGCAGCCCGCGACGAGCTGATTGCACTCAAGCAAGACACTGGGGGGCTGACGATTGGTGCCGATCCTGAGCAGCTCCCTGAGACGCTCGAGGAGGCAGAAATCTTTTTCGAGACTAGCGTCAAAACCGACGCGGAGATAGCTGCTCAGATAGCCACCAACATGACGTTGGAGTGGAACAACTTCGACGACAACACCTACCGCCGTTGCGTCTCCGACCTCACCGCCATTGGGATGGCCGTGACCAAGCGAGACAACGACCCGAGCTATGGAGTGAAGGTAGAGTACGTAGACCCAGGGTCGTTCATCCACAGCTACACCGACGACCCAAGCATGGACGACTTGGTGTACGCGGGCCATGTCAAGCGCATGACCCTAAGCGAACTGAAGCGCCTTGCAGGGGATGAGATTAGCGAGGAGGACTTGAAGAAGATTCAGAAGGCGTCCAAGAAGCACAAGCAAGGGGACTACTCCTCACCGAACGCCACCTCGTACGATAACTTTACGGGTAAGTATACTTCGGGGTACGACGAGTACATGGTGGAGGTGCTGTGCTTCGAGTTCATCTCCGTAGATACGGTGTACTTCGAAGAGAAAGAGAATCGTTTCGGGAACACGGGGTTCTTCTACCAAGGGTACAACTACAAGGAGAAGCCCAACAGCGTGTTCACACGCACCCCACATAAGATGGAGGTGGAGAACGTGTACACGGGGATGTACGTCATGGGGACCGACTTCCTCTACAACTACGGGTTGATGACGAACATGCCTAGGAACATGCACGACCTCACCCGTACGCGCATGTCCTACTCCCCCGTGGCTACCAACATGCGGGACATGGTCCCGAAGTCGCTTGTCGATAGCTGCGTAGGGTTTGCTGACATGATTCAGCTCACCCACTTGAAGCTGCAGCAGGCCATCGCTAAGGCCAAGCCCGACGGGTTGGTAATAGACATTGAGGGGCTAGAGAACGTACAGCTCGGGAAGGGCGGGGAGCTGCAGCCGCTAGAGCTGCATGACATCTACGAGCAGACGGGGGTCTTTTACTACAGGAGTAAGAACCCTGAAGGTGGGTTCCAGAATCCCCCAGTAAGGGAGATAGGGAACGCCATACGTAACGTCAACGAACTCATCGGGCTGTACAACCACTACCTGCGTATGATCCGTGACGCGACGGGGATTAACGAGGTTATGGACGCCAGCACCCCGAAGGGGGATGCCTTGGTGGGGGTGAGGGAGCAGGCCCTAGCTGCAGGGAATAACGCCATCTACGACGTCACCAACTCCAGCATGATTCTGTTCAAGAAGGTGTGCGAGGACGTAGTGAAGTGCCTGCAAGTACTCCCTCAAGAAAGCGTGATATACAGGGTGTACGAGAACGCCATCGGGAAGGAGAACATGAGCGTCTTGAACAGCTTCGGTAACCTCCCCATGTACAACTTCGGGGTGACGGTACAGAAGGAGATGGAGGACATTGAGAAGGCGTACCTAGAACAGAACATACAGGCTTCGCTAGCTCAGAAAGAACTCGACATCGAGGACGCCATTGCCATCCGCAACATGAAGGACATCAACCAGGCCGAGAGGCTGTTGATTGTTCGCCGCAAGAAGCGCATACAGCGCCTGCAGCAGATGGCTTCTCAGAACGCTCAGATGCAGTCTCAACAGGCTCAGCAAGCGGCTGTAGTTGCTTCGCAGGCTAAGCAGCAGGAGATGCAGATGGAGGCGCAACTAGAGGCGCAGACGCTGCAGCTCAAGAACGAACTAGAGATTCAGCTCGAGGCCGTCAAGCATCAGTACCGTAGGGAGATAGAGATGATTCGTGCTCAGGCTACCCTCGGCTTCCGTGAGGACGACCAGAACTTCCGTGAGAAGATTGAGGTCTTCAAGGAAGGGAAGAAAGACGAGCGGGTAGACAAGCAGAAGGACGCACAGAAGGAACTCATTGCAAAGCGTAAGGGGGAGGAACCCATCATCAATCAATTCATGCAGTAATGGCTAGGCGGTTAGACCTTGACATCAGCGAGAAAGTAGCTATCACTACGCGCCGTGGGGACAGCTTCGACGTGACGCTAACCTTCTACATCGGAGCGGAAGCGGCAGGTAACGAGGACAACCTTGACGGGGATAAGTTCCTTATGGAGGTAAGAGATAAGGCGAGCAGCGACATCAACGAGGGACTGATTATGTCTTCCCAAGGACTCAACGTAATCGACACCTCTGCTAACGTATTCCCTGCCAGCAACTTCACTATGGAGATTTCTGGTTCGGCGAGCAATCAAGCAGCAGTAAACAACCAGCTCACGATTCGGTGCACTGCCGCAGAGATGGAGCTCGTCACTTCAGGGAGGTACGTATACGACTTGCAGCGACACAATACATCAACAGGAGAACAAAAGACCATCCTTCGCGGCCCGTTCAGGGTGGTGGAGGACGTGGCAGAAGCCGACAACTAAGTCATGCCCGTATCCAACAACACCATAGTCATTACGTCCAGAGGCCCCAAGGGAGAGGCAGGGGCAGCTGTAACCGTAGACGGGGCGGCGATTACTTCGTTCTCCACAGTTGCAGTAACTGGGAGCAGTAGTGTCGTAGCCGATGCAGCCAACGACACCTTCACGCTCACTGGGGGGTCCAACGTTACGCTGTCTACTACAGGCAGTGCAATCACTATCAACGCTACCGACACCGACACCAACACTACCTACGATCTTGCTTCGGCACAGAACGCTAGCAACGTAGACGTGACGCTGACGGGGAGTGACGCGACTACAGATACCGTGACCTTGGTTGCGGGGGCCAACGTGACGTTGACTGACGATGCGTCGAACAACGTTACTATCGCCTCCACGGATACGAACACCACATACACCCTTGATACGGCGCAGGACGGGGTTAATGCAACGATTACCCTTACTGGTAGCGATGCTTCCACGGACGCCATCACCCTTGCGGCAGGTAGCAACATCAGCTTGACCGAGGCGGGGGACACCATCACCATTGCGTCTACAGGCGGCGGTGGGGGTAGCTCTATCACCGTCATCGACGAGTCCACTACGCTCACTACGGGGGTAACTCAGTTCACCTTTACTGGGGCAGGGGTTACGGCTACGGAGCCTGTGGCCGATCAGGTTACGGTCACTATCCCTGGGG